GTTCGGCTTTCTTGGTAGCGGAAGTTCTCATGATCTTGACTGCTCTCACTGATTACAACTTCTGTGCGCTCTTGCTCATATTTGCGAAAGATAGTCATTAGCTTTGGCATACTGATACGCTCGTATAGCTCGCCAAACTCACCCGAAACAATCCTCTTGAAGATAAGTGAGAGTTCTGAGAGCTTCAAAAAAGAATAATCTGTGATGATTTGTTCGGTACATAACTTTATCTGTGCCTCTGATAAGGGATTTTTTAGGTTCAACAGCTCATTAAGCTCTATGAGCCATAGGGCTATGTAACTTCTTAAAAATGCTTGTCCTCTGTTCTNCAGCTTAGGCATACTGATACGCTCGTATAGCTCGCCAAACTCACCCGAAACAATCCTCTTGAAAATGAGCGATAGCTCCGATAGCTTCAAAAAAGAATAATCTGTGATGATTTGTTCGGTACATAACTTTATCTGTGCCTCTGATAGGGGATTTTTTAAGTTTAGCAGCTCGTTAAGCTCAATGAGCCATAGGGCAATGTAACTCCTTAAAAATGCTTGTCCTCTGTTCTTTTTAATCTCTACTAAGCTTACTGTCTTACGACTAACAGCATCACTCACTCCCTTGAGTGTTACACTTCTCATAAGACAGTTATTCGGCGAATAGGCCTCTAAGAACTTCTCGTTTGAAATCGTCGCTAACTGTTGGCCTGGCGCGACTATTACCTCGTTTTGCATTTTGTAATATCTTGTTTAATTGTGAATTGATATATTTCAAATCGGTGTTTCGTTGATGGAACTCGTCTAACTTTTGCCAGTTCTGTAGCAAGTACTGCCAAGTGGATAAGGCCTCTGTCTCATCGGCTGAGTTGCTCGTAAGGTAGGAGATAATCTCCTTAAGAGCTTTGCCGTCAGCACCAGTGAATTTGGGAGCAAAGCCAAACAATCGGTTATAAAAGGCAAACCATTCGTCTAAGAACAAGGCGTATAAGCTCGGCGGGTTCGCCTCTTCCTCTCGGTAGGTAACTCTATCCCCCCAACTGCCCTGCCACTCTTCTATGAGACTCTCTAATGGAGGAATAAGCAAGCCTATTTGTTTGAGATATTCCCTCTCCAAAGTGCCTTTTTTGACTTCCATTTTTTGGAACAGCCCACCTTTATACGTGAGCTTCAAAACTACCGCACAACTGCGTATGGTTACTATATAGGTCATTGATTTGCTGTTTTATAAAGGTCTATTAGTTTAAGTAAAAGTAATTCACGGGCTTTTTCATAGGTTTCTTCATAGGCGAACTCCCAAAATTCTCCATTGTCTAATTCTGGATAGAAGATATAGGCAGAAGTACCTTTACTGGTGGCTTCGAGATTGCCGTAGTATCCTTTTGCTCTGAACCAAGCGAGGGCTTGTTCCCAACTGGGTATAGATAATTTATCTATATAGTCATTATGGTTATCCTTTTCAAAGTCAAACTCTAATTCCCTTATATCAAAATCCCCATACGGGTGTAAAGGTAAGGAAAATTCGCAGGGCATATCAAATCCTATTATTTTAAGTTTCTTAGCGATTCCTACAGGAACCAACCAACTCGGATATTGTTCTATTTTCATTGGTGTTTGTCTTTTGAGTTAAAAACTTTCCTTTTCAACATTTATTGTAATGTTATCTTCATCGAAGTACTTAATGATGTATATCGTCTTTCCTTCACGTAGGATAACAGAGGAGGGTAGTTGGCTAATTTGGTTACGAAAGTAATGAAAGGTGTTGTATATACCTTTTTTAAAAAATCTCACATCAGTTTTGGCCTTATTTAGTTCCTCTTCTAATTTTTCAACTTTTTCTTCCGCTTTTATAGTCATACTGCACAAACGCAATAGCTCTTTTTTTGCTTGTTGAGGGTTACCATTAATTCTATCGCATATTGAGGAGTAACTTATATCATAATCGTCTATTTCCATTGTATTTGTTTTTTTAGTGTTATACTTCTACTTTTGTTTTTGTTAGTTGTTTCCCACAATCTTGGCAAAACACAGCAGTTATCACTACAGTACAATGCCCTCATATAGTGCGTAATACCTGGTGCTTGTGAGGACATTTGTCAGTTGTCACTTGTCGTTTATCACTTTTTTTCATATTGATATCGTTTTTCGATTATCTTCTCCAAGGCTCCTATTACCTTACTGACTTCCTTAGTAGTCATTTCTTTTAAGGGCTTTTGTACAGGGCACCTCTTACTTAACATAAACTTACCCAATCGTTGAAGGTCTGGAATCTTAGGATTATCCTCTCGTACCCAGCCCAATTCGTGGCATTTTGCCAGTAGGCTAAGGTGTTGCGTATTATGGCTATCAAATTGCGCTTCCTTACTGTAATCATACTTCAGCCAGTCTAACACTTTAAAAGCTTCGTCTTCTGTTAGTTCCTTGAATGAACTCAGCTCCCTTAATACGAGGCAGGAGAGAAACGCCAAACGGCCTTCTCTATTCTTAAACCTTTTTACAAAAAAGCTTTGTAGGATCTTTAGTTGTCGTGTGCTAATCATTTCAAATCATTTTTTATATCAATTAGGTGTGCTTCCCTTAAGTGTAGACCTCCTGCTTCAAATCCTTCTAAGTAAAGACTATAATTCGTATATCTTATAAAATAAATCCGTAAAGGAGCGCAGCGACTATACTTTTTATTTATTTCCTCAGATTTTTCGAATATATATACTTTCAAATCTTCTATTTTATCTACCTCATAAAGCGACATGTCCATACTTTTTAGAAAGGTTAAAAACTCTTCTTGTAATTTATTTTTAGGTTTACTATTATTCGTACAGAGACAATAATAATGTGTTGGTTTTTCTTTCATTTTAAATCGTTTTTAAAGGTTATTTAAAACCCTGCCTTAGGGGGTCTCTTATGGGCGTCCCCTTAATACAAAACAACACACTAAGGTCAGGGTATCTAATAATCGTCCGCAGTGGCTTACCGCTAATCAATAGAGAAGTTGAAGTTTACTCTTTTTTCTATACCATTCTCAAATTTGACCAACTTATACCCACGTATATACATACTCGTACGTATATCTACGATGGCGTTCTCTATGATCTCCATACCCTCATCAAAGAGGGCACTGTTAGCCTTTTGCCTTAGCGTGCCTAACTTGCGCACCTCTCGTGGGTTTAGGTTCCCTTGTGCATCTGTCCTTAATGCTGTATTAAGGAACTCCAATAGGAGTTTTTCTTTTTCAGTATCTCCCGCCAAGGACGACATATAGGTTTTTATCTTCTTAAGTCCTTCGCTCTCTGTACCATTAAAGGCGGGGCGTACATTCCAACCTATACGGATACTCGCCGACCCATCTGCTTTGGTAAAGGTATGCGAATCCTGTTCTTCTTTCTGAGTGCCGTATAGCTCGGCACGGAGGGCTATGATAGTCTTTGCTTCTTGGAAGAGTTTCGCTACCAAATCCTCTACATCCTCCCGTTGCGAAAGGCAGAACCCAATGTTATCATCTACCAATTCTGCTTCAAGCTCCAAAAGTGTCTGTCTGCTCTGTTGTTTGGCTAATTTCTCTGCTCTTTGCTTCTCTTTGAGTTGCTCTTGTAACTTCTTTAAGTCCTCAGCACTCATCTGTGATAAATCTACACTCATTTTTTATCTTTTTAATTGTTATTACTCATCAAATTCAACCTTATAAGACAAACTACAAGAATCATATTCATTAATGTATTTTGTCAGCCATTCAAAAGCTTCTTTATACTCCTCTGACTTATTTTCTTCAATAGGTAATCCATATTTCGCCATTTTATCCAATTGTTCAAAAACCATGTCAGATACTATTGCAGTCCTAAGCACTACTTTATAGTTTACTGTTACGTTTAAATCTTTAATAACTTCCATTTTATTGTCTTTTTTTAAATTATCTTTCTACTTTTGCTTTGAATAGTTCGTGAGTCTCTATTGGTTCCCAAGTCTTTGTATCCCGATTGTACCAAGTCAATACTCTATCTTGGTTATATCTAAAGTCTGTGGATTCCCACTTATTCTCTTGTATCCATTCGTAGATGGTAAGTACCACTATCGGTACGTATGTCCTATATCCAGCATGATACTGATGTATCATTGTTCGCTCTGATACTGATAAGGCTTGTAAGAAGTTGTCAAACCTTAGCACTTCCATATATAGCTGTTTCATCAACTGTTATTTTTCGTTTTTCACTCTTGATTATCTGTGGAGGCTCTCCACTTTTATCTATCATTTTCAGTAATATCTTGGGGTAAATACGGTAAATATTCTCCATTTGTAAGTGTATCATTAGCTCTACATCCTCTCGGTCAAATACCCCTTCTCTGAGAGCCTTTCCGTAGTATTTGGCTATCTCGCCCTCTACATAGACCTCCCACTGCTTGGCAAACCAATTTAGTAAGTGGTCATTCTTTGCTAATATCCTTGGATCCACTAAAGTTTTCCTTTGTTTATGCACCTGTTCACACCATTTTTCAAAGTACATCCCTTGTAGTTGTTCGTATGCCCAATACTTACAGTCTAAGTAATAAAGTAGGCACTCTCTAAATGTCTTTTGCTTTTCTATAGTTTCCATAATTTTTACTCTTCACTTATAATTGTGCTATGATATAACTCTGCTTTCTCCTTGTCTATAGTAAGCACCCCACCAGGACAACGCCCCGATATATTGCATGCCAAGCCTTCCACTTGTATAATCACCTCTGCGAGCTTCTTACAAAGCTTTGCTACCGCTATGTCGGGCTCTCCCTTTTCCTCGTGGGCGAGGAAGATAAAGAGTACATTGCGATAATTTTTCCCCCATTCCCTAAGTTTAGGGGCTGTTAGCTCGTCTTTATAAACTGTGGTATTGTCTATAATCACCACTTTAGGGGCACGTTGCTTAGCTAATGCTTTCTCTATCTCGGTAAGTTCTGTATAGGGTACTATCTTTAACTTGCGGTTGCTGGGGTCAAGCCCACTACGGATATATGCCTCTTGGAAGGACTTACTAATGCCCTGCTCGGCACTTACATACATCACCTGTTCAAACTTGCTCAAGTATTCCGCTAACATTAGCGAAAACCAAGTTTTACCCTGCTTTTCCTTTCCATAGATCAACCAAAACCCACCTACTTCGGGATTGCCAAGGGCTTTCTCCCATACCCCCTCAAAAGGAAAGGTCTTATAAGTTTTCTCCAATAATTGTTTCCCGTATATACCTTTTATTCTTGCCATTAGCTTAACTTAATTAAATTCTCCAAATATCTAAGTCTTTTCCAATCGGAAGGAGTTACATCTTTTGTATTAAGGTCATTCGGGTTCATACACTTACGCACGAGCTTATCCACATCCTCCTTTTGCTTGGCATTTACCGAAGCCACATCGCCCAATAATTGTATATAAAACTCCCTACGGTCATCTGTTCCTTGGGGTACAATTGAGGTGATATCAAAGAAGCGGTCGAATATCTCAGCATAACCTACCTTTTTATGGGCGATGCCGCTCTCTATCTTTGCCCTTAGTCCATCGGCTCCCATCATATACCAAGCACATTCCCCTTGGGTAGCGTTCCATAGCTCTTTGAGCTCAAGGAAAGCGTTGTAGTCCAAATCTCCTGCCTCGTCAAGGACAATAAGAGGTTGTTCTAAGTAGATAAGACACATCTTGATACTTGCCTTTACATCTACATACTTACCTGTATTATCCACCCCTATAGTCTTAGCAAGCAATCGGATAAACTGCTGTTTGGTCTTCGCTTGGGAGCAATCCACATAGAAAGCGTTCTTGAGCTTACGAACAATGTGTCGGGAGCAAAAAGTCTTACCAATACCACAATCATCTACCAAGATCATAGATTTGCTGTACTCCTTGCAGTAGAGTAGGTTATCTTCTATTTCAGTATATACCGCTGTACGAGCTACTTTCCAAGCATTATCCCTTACCTGTACGCCAAGCTGATGAGCAATTACCAACCATTGGGTGTCGCTAATGAGCTTCTCCACTTCTCCTTTTTTAAGGCGGGAGAGGATAGCCCCCTTGAGGTTTAGGCGTTTGGCATAGTCAGCATCGGATCCTCCATAGTTCTCACGGTCGGAAAGAATCGCTTCCCTTACCTTGTTTTTAAAGTCTATTGATAATTTCATATAGCATATTTTTTTCTCCAATTTTTAGTATATTCTGTCCCTGTACTTGGGTTGTAGAGGATTTGTTTGTCGTCTTCCTCCATAGTATCGTAGTCATCCAATATTTCTACTTCCTCTGCTTCGCATGCTTCAAATCGCTTGAGGTTGTTAATTACAAAAGAGCGTTTTGGCTTCGGTGTCTTGTCTATCACCCCTATAGGAGTAATCTCTTTGCTTTGGTGCTGTACATAGCGTACAATGGTCATTGTATAAGCATTTTGCAGCGCCTTGATAAGGGTGTCTTCTTCGGTTTGCTCGGCTTGTGCTCTTTGGAAACGTGGCATCGGTTGCACTTCACATACATAGCGGTTACCACAGTAAGCAATTGCCTTTATAAGTTCCCCGTCATTGCCGTCCAACCAATACACCTCTATATCCTTACCTTCTATCTGTTTCATTTTCTCAATAAGTGGGTCGCCTGTAAGTATCTTTCCCGCTTCGGCTATTGCCATTTTTTGTCTGTTTAAGCTGATAAAGCCTTGTTTGCAACTGGTCTTAACAGAGTAACCAATATAGGGCAATATAGCTCGGTAGTTCGTCTCTGGTAGACTTTCCAATTGGTTATTGAGAAAATATTCCCAACGGCTTACGCTTGGATCTTCATCGTGAGGTTCGTTGTTCCAATCCTCTATATCGGCAAGGCGTGCCTGCACGAGTTCATTATAAGGGATAATCTTGGTAGCACCTTTGCCCGCTTGGTTGGCTTCGTTCTTAGCAAAGGGGCGAGGGATCCATCCGTCGGCATATTTTTCTTTGTTGTTACGCATCTTGCCAAACATACGTTCTATATACTTCCCCTTGGCGTTATTGGCTTCCACTCTTACCTTTTGGAACATATACCCCTCTCTAAGGAAGGTGTCGCTAAAGCTACTATTAAGGGAGCTTTCGCACTCCAATTCATAAGGGAGTTTTAGCCCCCATTGGTGATAGTTCCTTACTAATTGTCTGTAGAACTCAAGGATAATCCCTTCTTTGCTCTTTCCATAGACAAAGGCTGTCATACAGCGGCTGGCAATATCCACCCCAATATAGAACCATACCCTTTTCCCTTTTTCATACCAAAATGGAGGTTGTCTGTCGTCAATGGAGAGGATAGACCCTGCTTTGGTGGGTAACTCCGTTTGTGCATAGGGGATAAATTGCCCCATAAAGGCTTGTCGGTTTCCACTTCTGAGATTGTAGGAGATGATTTTCTGTTCCCAACTCATCAGATAGGCTTTGATAGTACTTTCGCTCAAGGCGGGGAAGCCAGTAGGTTCATATAGTTCTCCTGTTTCCTTGTTGAATACTTCTATATAGCCAGCCAAAAAGGCATCGTATTGCCGAGATATATCGGTAGGAGTAGGCTTATGGGTTTGTCCTACGAATAAGCCTTGTAGTACCTCTATGACACGCTCATCTACCTTTCGGGCGTTCTGCTTACCCTTTCCATAAGGGTCCTTGATAACGGAGAGGAGTCCATCGGTTTTAAAGGCGTTTAAAGTGTTTTTAAAATGCCTTAAACTCTCAGGCAGGCTATGCTTACGACTTGGGGGCAAGGTCTCGTTAAAGCTCACTGCATCGGTAAGTAGGCTTTGAGCAAGCCCCTTGGTAGCACTCTTTTTATGCAATGCCTTGCGAATATTGAGTCGTTCCTGCTCAAGGGTAACCAAGGCTTGCAGGGTAGTAGCATTGATGATGTAGCGGTCTATCTCTTCATCGGTAAGGTGCTTGTCCCCACGTTTCCATTCACTATAGAAGCGTATCGTTTCGTCTTTTACTTGGTAATATCGCTCTAACAAATGACCTGCTTTTCGTGGATCACCCAGTGCCTCTTGTATCTCCTTGGGGAGGGTGTCATAGTCTATCAGTAGTCTACGCCCATTCCCTCCCGATTGGAGTTTCTTAACACCATAAGGCTTACCTTCACTGCGGGAGATTGTACTCTGTAAGGACTTGAGGACATTCCAATACTTAGGAACCAACTCTTCCACCTCCACTGCAACTTTATTATGTAACCATAAATAGGGCATAATCTTTTCTTTTTTGCTCCCTAATGCAGGTGCGACCTGCTACGTTACCGCTTCGGCTCTTAGCCTATTAGGGATTTCTAACTAATTCAACCAAGTTCGTGACTGCGACTCTCCTATATATACATCCCAACTACGTCTTGGCTCATGCTCGCTATTGCAGTACCAATCCAATGTTTCCTCATGGCCAAAAGTTACCTCAAGAGTACGTCTTAACTTTCTAAGCCACTTTTGCAATTGATCCCATTCAATAGGATTGGTAAGGTCTATATAGCGAATATCAATATTTACGTCCTTGCCAATTCCTTTTTCGCTTATCTTTACATCAGCGGAAAAGCGTACGCCGTTGTTTTTCTTTGTTTCCATAATGCTTTATTTTTATCCGTTTATGGCTCCCTAATGCGATTTCGCTTCGCCAACCTTTGGGCTGTCAGTCCTACTGACTTAGGGATTTCAAACTAACTAATATTAAGGGTGAAAGTTTTCCAACTTTTAGGCTTATAATCTCTATCAAACCCAACAGTAATATATTTTTTACTATTGTTGTGAAGCGCCGAATCTTCCTCATTATCGTCAAGAGTACCATTTTCATTAGACTTTCCTATGTTGGAGGCTATTATAATTAGCGAGTTTTTAACCTGCTCATTTAGTTTCCTAAATTCCTCTTTAACTAACTTATTTACCAATAAAGCAATCTGTTTTTTTACCTTTCTTTTCATTATCTTCTGTATTTTACAGATCTGTTATACAATATCTTTTCTCGTTTGACCACGATCCCTAAGAAAGTGGTGATAATTTCCCTGCCTATCACATCCAAGTGACTATTGAGCAGAAGTACTGTTTTTCTTTTCATATCAAAATTATTTTTTAATCGTTAGTTAATTGCCCGTGGTGGCTCACCGCTTTTTGATTAATCTTCTAATTCATCCTCACTTACAGGGATTAAGCAGTCTATATCATATAGAGTGGAAAACCATGTCTCCATACCTATTTCAAACGCTACTCTTACCACGGCAGTCATTTCGTCTTGTGGATAAATCCCTATCACTGTACCGATGTTCCCTTGTTGCTTTGCGGGGTCTGTAGTGTATCGGCTTATCTTTACTCTGTCTCCTATTTTCATTTTGCTATTGTTTAGGTTGATTTAATTTCCTTTGTTCTGCTTCTACTTCTGCAATCACTTCAAAGAGTGTTACCTGATGTACTTGCGGCAGGCCCTTCACTTCTTTTAGCTTCTGGCAACTACTGCGAATCTCTAAGAGTTGATCGGCGAACGCCTTATTGATATACCACTTACCTGTACTCGCCTTGTAAAAGTGTTGAGGGTGCTTGCGAATGCGAGCGTGATACTGCCCACTGGTTACCGAGTAGTTATGTAGTAGCAACCACTCCACGTATGGCAGGGCTTCCATTCCATAGACATTAAGAGATTTAGGCATTTTGATGATCATTTGCAGGGCGATTTTCTCCATTTCAATAAAGTAACGGCGTATCTTCCTACCCTGTTCATTCCTTTCTACCATTGCCAGCTCTTTAGCCATATTAGTAGTAATGAAATAGTCCTTTCTGTGTCTAAAACCTCCATGTGCTGGAACTTGACTCGCCAAATCGGGCGAACGTTGATTTTCAGTAAAATAGTCTTCATTTTCAATAAAGCCATATTCTCTGATACGCCCTTTAATCCAGTTGGAAAAATCCCTACCTGTTTGGAGCTTTTTATGAAGCTCGCGGGCATCAACTAACTGTATGCCCTTTTGTTCTGTAATTTTAACTAACTCGTTCATTTTCTTGGTATTTAGTTATTAGACATTCCCTTTNGAGGGAGAGGTAATAGTTTATCGTAGGACGTCCCTTTTCTACTTTTCGCCCATTTTGGCGTAAAATCTGATTATCAGTATAGTTATGTTGATTATCCTCTATAAAGTAGTCTTCATTTCGGATAAATCCATACTCCTGAATACGCCCTTTAATCCAGTTGGAAAAATCCCTACCTGTTTGGAGCTTTTTATGAAGCTCACGGGCATCTACTAATTGAATGCCTTTTTGTTCTGTGATTTTAACTAATTCGTTCATTTTCTTGATATTTAGTTATTAGACATTCCCTTTGTTCTATCAACTCATAGAGAGCCTCGTAAGTCTTTTTGTCTTTCCTTGATAGGCGCATTCTTATAGCATCTGTAGAGTATCCTAACATCTTAGATAGTGTCTGAATATCTCCTGTTTGTTTTTTTTGTTCGCAAATACGAACAATCTCGGAAAATTGTATTATCTTTGCCATTGTTATAAAGTATTATCGTTTTGACGTTGCAAA